AGAGTATTCAATCTATCTTGAAGTACGTATCTATTTTGTAGTAATGCGTTAGTCTCTTTTTCGTAATTAAGTTTTAAATTACTTAATTCTAATCCCAACTTTTCTTGATTTATAAAATCTAGATAACCTGCTGTGAGACTCTGTATACCACTTAATCTTTCAGAATCAATTGTATTATATAATAATTGCTGATCCTTTAGGTAATTAAATTCCGCAATATTTTGTAGCTTCTTTTCTTGTGCCGCTTTTGCATCACGAACTTCTCTATCTTCAGCAAATTTTTGCTCGGCCTGGGCAAGGTCCATTCTATATCTGCCAAGACTTTTCTCTAAAGCTAGTCTGTCTGCAGCTGAAATACCCCTGGTTCTTAATCTGGCTTCCTGATCTCTAATCTGTGTAAGTAAGTTTAGTCGCTCTTTTTGCTCATTATTGAGAGCAATAGCTTCTTCAACACTATGTCTGGCTTCTAGAGCATATTTATTTTCATAAGCACTGGCCTGTACACCAAGAGCTAATAAGGCTTGACGAGTAACTAATCTCTTATTTTCAAGTTCGATAAGTTTAATTAGATTTTGAGCATCTAATTGTAGTTCTTTGAGTGCAGTCTCAAGATCTATACCCTTCTTTTTAGCATCATTTAATGCTATTTGAGCATTTAACTGCTCTGTCATAGCAATTAGGGGCCAATTTTTTTGTGCTGCTCCACGTCGGATGGCATCATCACTATTGAGATCCTTAAGTGCTTCAGACATCCTAATTTTATCTCTATCTTTAGAGGCAACTAGAATATCTTGACGTTGAGTTAATTTACTTGATTCTGTGGTGTACTCTTGGCCTGTTATCTTACCTTCAGATCTTTTAGATTCTAATTCTTTTTTCTTCTCTTGAATTAGTACTTCTTCTTGAATTTTTGTTAATTCATTAGTAGCCTTAGCTAGAAGTAACATACCTTGTAGATTTTTAGACTCTATATCTATAGACTGTTTTTGTAATTCTGCTTGGCGTCTTAGCCCTTCTACAGTATTACCAGTATTAGCTACAAGTGCTTGGGATAATGTTATAGCCGCTTTACCAAACGATTGACTGATGGAGACTTCCATAAGTTTTGCACCTTTAGCAAACATTTCGTCTTGTGCTTTTATGTACAAATCTTGATTGTCTAATTTCTTCTTTTCTGCAGCAATCTGCTTTTCAATATTCTTTGTTTCTTGTTGAGCTATAGCTAACTTCTGCTCATCTACAGTGGTTATCTCTTTACTAGCAACACTAATACCTAGAACATTTCTAGTGGACACAGTGCGGGTAATAGTAGCTGCGGCCTCCTTGGCTTTAGACTCTGCTAGCTTTTTATTTAATCCCTCAATATTTTTCTGAGCAGTTTCTGCGTTTTGGGCAAACTGAAGCATCTGATACTGAGTATCTGGACTAAGAAATCTTAATCTAGAGAAATCTTTAGCAGTGGCTGTTAATGCCGCTAATCTATTATCTGAATCTTCAAAGGCTTTGGTCATGGCTATACCAACCTTGATAGATTCATCACCTAGTTTACCTAACGGATCTGTAACGGTTAGTGTAGTTAATATTGTATCATAAGTTTTATTGGCTGCTGTCCAGGCATCTTCTAGTTCTTTGCCGGCGGAAGCTGCATTATTTATACTTTTAACAATATCTTCTAAAGCTTTTTGTAGTTGTGGATATTTAACTATTAATTTATCAGGTATTTTACCTAATATTTCACCCAGATCTGCGGAATCTTTGTAACTAATTCCAAGTATATTCTTTAAAGATTCCTTTAAAGCTTTTTCTCCTGGTCCGCCTTCAACTATTTTTGAAGCACCAATTATTGATTCTTGTACTCCATCAGCTAATTCTCTTGATAAATTGCTTCTGTCTGCTTGACCAATTGTTTGCCCGGATACAAACTTTCCTAGGACATTCATAAATCTTGCATCAACAAACTTATCGGCAAATCCACCTTTAGATACTTTAGATTGAGCTTCTTCATTACGCTTACCTAATAGTACAAGACTAGAGCTTAATTCATTTATTGCTGTGGCTTTTGCTTGTACTGAAGCATTACTGATTTGTTCAAGAAAAGGTTTTTTAGCTATGGCATCAAGAGTATCGCCAACAGTCTTAACAGCTTGACTAACGCCTTCAAGTGCTTTACCTGAAGCACTTACTTCTTTAGTAGCTGTTCTAAAGTGATCCACTAAAAAGGCGATTCCTGCTCCAACCGCAGTAATTAATAAAATCCATGGTTGGAAAGCATTAATTACGGTACCTATAGCAGTACCTAAGATACCTATAGTGGTAGTTAGACCTATTAAACTAGCTCTGAATACTCCAATTTTTGGAGCTTCTTTCATTAATCCACCGCCAACATCAATCATGGCAGTACCAGAAGTTAGTCTGGATAGTTCTTCACGTAGCTGTGAAAAGGCGGCAGTCATACCATAAGCACTCTGAACTTGGCTTACCGAGTATTTTGCTCCACTTACTGCGGCATCCGCGTACATTCTTTCACGAATTCTATTAGTGGTTGTTTCGTGTCCTAATAGACTTGTTGCTCTATCGGCAGAGTCCTGGGCGGCTTTATCAGCAACCTTATTAGCCTCTTCCATTATCTTTTTCTGCTCGTCTGCAGACTTCTTTGCATACTCAGTTTGTAGCAAATATTTTTGTTTAGCACGCTCTCCTACGATTTTAGTATCATAGTCATAGCCTGCCTCACCTTGAATCATCTGCATTCTAGCAACTTTTGCTAGGTTTTCTGCATTTACAGCTTCAAGGCCTTTTCTATATTGGCCAAGAGCAGGAATAGCTTGTTTTAATAAGATACCAGCAACACCAGCAAGAGCTAATGATAGACCTGTGGGGCTCTTGGCTAAACTTTCTGCTAGTGGTCCTAACACTTTATTCACTACTTCTAGTCCGCTTTGGGCCACGTTTGCAAGACTTGCTGTTAGTTGTGTATATGGATTAGTGTCTATAGTAATAGAACTAAACTTCTTTTCACCTTCTTCTAAAACAGCATTAGCAAACGCCTGACGCTTTTCAAATTCAGTTAATGCATCAACAGACTTACCTACTTCACGAGCATATTTCTCTTGAGCAGGAATAACTCGGGTCATAATACCCAATTCGTCTAATAGTTCTGGCTGAACTTTAGCAATACCCTTTGTTAAACGATCCATGGAATCACCCATGTCTCTGCCCAGAGCCAAACTAGCTTTCTTAGCTACTTCAGTCATTCTTAGCATAGCAGCATTGGTCATACCTGCTGAACTAGCAAGAGCGGTAGAGGTCATTGCCTCCTTAAGACTTAGGGCACCATTGGTAGCTTCTACCATTGACTTAGCAACACCACCAAGGGCTCGACCACTAGATGCACCTAGTTGGTCTAAGCCTTTAATCATGTTTGTGGTATCAGCTGCCTTTGATAGGGCATTAAATGCTGCAGATACAGCAAATAAGTTAGCAGCAAAAGTAGCATAGACGTGAACAAGCCCACCAAGACCTTGAGCTTGCTTAGCAAAGTCTCTGCCTTCAGCACCTGTGCCTACTATACCACGAGTATTTCTGTAATCAGTTCCATCCATATTATCAGGGGCACGTGTAGCTGCTACAGCACGTGGTGCTCTCATCTGATTTGTATATGAAACTTGTTCTTGGGCAGCTTGTACTGCACTAGGGACGCGCATATTTCCCGCCATTTCAGCGGTTGCCTGTATCGTATCATGCAACTTTTTAGCCGCTGCCTGGGCTTCTTCTAAGCCTGAGGTACTTACTCTAAGCTCAATATTTGATTGTTCTGTTGCCATCGGGCCTCCAATAACATATCTTAAAATAATGCAATATTATTTTATCCTCCACATTATAGCATGTCAGCAGCTCTGAGTCAATAAGTAAATTTTTTTAACCTATAAAAAAGCCCCTGTACCTTTCGGTACAAGGGCTTTTCATTTTGCTGTCTCCGACTTTTTAGCTTCTTTAGCTTGTGCCAGCGAATTTGATCGATGCATATCTATTAGTGAAATTAACTCAAACTGAGTTCTTCTATCTTCGACCGGTACATCTAATATAGTAAATATATCTAAGATACCTGAAAGGTTTTTTCCTAGATATACTCCATTAAATCCATCCCATTCATCACGTAGTCGACTATAAATACTAAAAGTATATTGAATTTCTTCTGGTAGATCGGAAAAATCTATCGGAATTTCTGATTCAATAGGCTCACTTCCTAATGCTTCACACATTTCAAAGTAAGTTTCCTTAGTCATTTTTAAACTTGCGTTATCAAAGTAGGATTTCAATAAACTATTTAATTCGATGTACTGGTCTTCGTGAAATTTGCCAGCTCGCTGACAGTTTCAGAAATAAAGGCATCAAAATTAGCTGAACTTTGCATCAAGAATAGGGCATTATCTTGGTCGTAAGGCAACTCACTTTCTAGGTCTTGTCCAGTTAGATCTACAGGAGCTAGTTGCTCAAGATAACTTAATTTTAGACCCTTCCAACCTTTGATACAAGCATTTACATATAACTGTAAAAATAACTTATCATCTAATTCATCAAGTGCTTGACGATTTTTCCAGGTTGATTTTGTTGCCTTTTTACGAATCTCAACTAGTTTCTCTCTTGATAAGAAAACTACATTGACTTTGAATCCGTTCATCCCAGGATAGTCAATTTCGACTGATTTACTGGGAACTAGCAACGATTTTAGTGATAGTGCAGGTGCTGCATTAGACATTGATTTTTATCCTATTATAATAAACTAAAAAGAGGTGCCGATGATCAAGCCGGCACCTATAAAACCCACTTAAGCGTGGTAGTAACGAACCTCAAGTTCATTAGTATTTTCGATATCTACTCCGGTCGCGTCTGCGGTGTAACCTTCGGCTGTGAAGTTAATTGTAGTAGATAGAACTGCTTGAGCGTCAACTGTTGGGATTTGTAAGAATGCCATTGGCAATTCGAACTCAACACGTGTGGTAGCAGCAGAACCGCCAACAGCGATCCTTAACTGATACTTTGGCTCGATACCGGCTGAGGTTGCTGATGCTGTTAGTAGTGCACTTAGCAATCCTGCAGTATTTGTAGTACCTGTACGTAGGTAAGCATTTACGTTACCAGAGATAGCACGGGTACCAGTATAGTAACCAACTGGTAGGTTAACAACACCAAGGTTAGCTGGAGTTACATATGTAACGTTGTTGTTAATTGTTAGCTGACCACCTGTTAGGGCTAGGTTGTAAGTAGTGCCTGTACCCTTGATACCAGCCTTTAGACTGATAGTACTTAGCTTGTTAGTAATAAAGTCGGCGTTAACCGCCTTGTAAGTATAATTACCTGTTAAGCCACCAGTAATTCCATAAGGACTTGCTGAATCAAATACTGCTGTACTTGATAGCTGACGTAGAGCAGTACCCATACCGGACCAAGCAATCATTGCAATACCATCTAAGCCGAAATTGATCTGAGCTTGATTCAAACAGCAGTTATCAATAACATAAGTAATAGTATCAAGAACGATAATCATACCGAACTTAACTAGCTGGTTTCTGTTACTTAGAGCTGTTGTAGCTTCAGAATAAGCAGTTCCTTGCTCATTCCATGCTGTACGCTTAAGAATAACTGCTTCCCAGTCAGCAGCAGTAGTATTGGTACTAGCTGGAGCTGTAATCCACTCAGCTGTGAAACTGGTATTTGCAGTAACTGTAAGAATTCTCAGACCACTGTTATGACCTGTTGATGAATGTCCAGTTACAATAACTGTTTCACCAGCTACTAATGTTCCTGTTGAAGCGGTAGTAACTGTTAAAACGCCGTTAGCGTAAGCTACTGCGCTAGGAGTTGTTCCTGTGGTTAAGGATAGGTCGCAAGCAATGGCTTCGTTTGCACCGACAGCTACTGAACCTAGTAAGGAGTTCCATAGAACGGACTCTTCACACTTAACGTTGGTTGCTTTGTATGGTCTGATATAGGTTGAGAAAGAGAAATCTGCCTGTCCTAGACTTGAGTTGAATGAACGCTGACCACGAACTGGAGAAGTGCCTGCTTCAGAAATTGTGATTGTGTCTGCGTTAGAAGTTTGACCGAATGTGAATCCATCAAGAACTTGTAGTTCTTGTGTATTTCCAGTAGTGAATCCAGAAGCGGCAACTACGCCAGTGCTGGGATCTACGTTAGTAGTGTAAAATACTCTACTATTTCTTACTAGATTAAATGTTGCTGCCATTATCTAATTCCTTTAATTTTTGTGCACCTTATGGACACATTACTAGATATTTATCTGTGATTGCGTGCGTTAAGATGCGATTTGTTAATAGCCCTCAGGACTACTTATACATACATAACTTGATAACGTACTTGTATGTTAATCTCACCAACAGCGTAAGGTTTTAGGAGTCCCTCATCTGTTGTTATAGATACTACTAAAACTTCAGTAGTTATCAGATTTTTTGTGGCATCATATACTAGATTTTTATTTGCCTCTAGTAGTTTTTCAATATCCTCTAACAACTGTTCTAGTTGTAATTGAGCATCTTCTCCACGGGTATAGACCTTTATACTTACATTCATCAAACCCCAGGCAAATCCAGATAATTCATAATCACGAATTTCTGTACCAGGACTCATGTAAACACAAGGAAAATCATTTACTTCATCCCAGAATTTTAGTTTGGGATAGGCATTTCCATACACATTTGATGGGTATATAACGCCGTTTAATTGTGCCTGCATTTTTTCAGCAAGCGCTGTTACAATTGAGGTTCTACGAGTCATAGTGCTTGTGCCCTTAATTTATTGCTTACCTTGGTTGCTACAATTTCTCTAAGTGACTTAGAGATAAGCAACTTCGGATCTCTGGATTTTGGGCTACCTTGTTTAAATCCTGGTTCAAAAGTTTGATAAGGATTTTTCATATAGGTATAAAAAGCAGTTATCATACCTTGTCTACTCTGGGACAAGTTATCTACCTTTACAGATTCTGCAAATCTTCCAGTACGATAGTTTAACACGCTACGTTCTGTACCTCCACCCATATTGGCTGAAACTACACTTTGTAGATGTTCATTAATATATGCCTGTAAAGACGTTAGAGAGGGCATACGTTGCAAAGTAGCAGAAGGCTGTATAGCAGATCCTGCTTTGCTTCCTGATATTTTATTTTGCTTTTGTATTACACTTTGTACTTTCTTAAGAGCTTTTCCAACCTCTTTAAGAGTAGTATTAAGTTGCTCTATTTCTTTATCTTTACTAGTTTTTGATAGATTAGTTGTTACAGTTGTTGTAACTTTTTCTAAAACTTTACCAGTTTTTACTATATTAGCTATATTTTTACCTATGGACTCCACTATTGAAGGAGACCCTTTGGTATTTATTAAAGAGCTTGCTAGTTGATTTAAAGCTCTAGCATCTCCAAGTATTAAATCTGCTAGTTCTTTACTACTAGGTGTATTTTGTAACTCAGCTGCCTTTGCTATTACTACTTCGCTTAATGGCTTTAAACTGATTACTAATTTTTTAAAACTTTCAGTAGCATCATTATCTGATCTACCTGTTTTTGAAGAAACTATTTTAATTAATTCATTTAAGTACTTACCAGTACTTGCTAATAAGTCACCGGCAGCTTTATTAGCTTTTGTATATTGTAATTCAACCTCTAGATGAGGTTTATCGCCCAGTACAGTTTTTGTAGCTTTTGCAAATAAATGCTCTTGATCTACAATATGACTAGTTAGGTAATCTGCATCTAGAACTACTTTCATTATTCGTTCTAGAGTATCTATGGACTCTTTATCTACTCCGTCACCTAAATCTAATTTGAAATCTCTATATGTAGCACCTGTACTAGTTACATTCAAGAATAAGGCTTCTTTTAAGCGTAGAGTGAAAACCCCAGCTAAGTGACCCGACTGAATATTCTGACTAATATGTTCGTGTATAGCAACTTCTGTTGCATGAGATAGCCCAAAATTGCTTAATTCAATATCTACATAATCTAAGAATAAATTACGTAGAGTGGCTTGTGGAACTGATTCCAGCCTAAATTCGCCCGGTGCTCTACTAACTAGATTTTGATAGTAGCTTGTACTTTGTACAAAAGATATAAACTTATCAAATGATAGGCTTTTTAAAAACTTTTCAGTAGCTTTTCTTAGTGTATCATTAGTTATATCTTGACTAAGCTCTACTATAAGCTTATTTAGTGAGCTTTCAGTTATTACTGAGGAGGCGCCTTGTTTAGCCGACTCATATTTCTTACGAAATTTTTCAGAGTCTACTAATTTAGCATAGTCAGCTCTAAGTTCTCTAGAGCTTATTTGATTGAATTTACTAAATATTCTATCTCTTAGAGTTTGACTAAATTCTGCTACTGACATATTAATTCACAGTTAATGCGTATTGATCAAATATGCGTTGAATAGAAGCAGGTAGTTTGCTATTC